TTTTGTAACAAGAAGAGAAGGTGCAGGTAGATTAGCAAAAACTGGAAGGTTTGTAGGAGCAGGAGCAGAAGTTGAATTGATATCACCTTCTCTACAGATCTACAATAAATTACAATATAGATTAGACCCTTATCTCAATAATTTTGTAGATATAATTAAAAATAAAACTAAAAAAACAAAATTTGAAAAAATGCCCGTTAAGATACATAAAGGAGAAAGAACTGCTGACAAACCTATTAATGAAAACTTGATAGAAGTCTTATCAGAATATGGGTACAATCCTGATATTACTAAATTTAATAATCAATATGAATTTGTAGCGGATGCAACAAAATTTATTGATACTATGTTTAAAGATAGAAATATTAAAACAATTGTTCCTTATAGAGAGGGTAAAGGTGGTGCAAAAAGTAGTTTTATATTTGGTGTGACAGATACTACTAAAATAGATGTTATAAAAAAAGCAGAAATAGCGGCAGAACGATTAGAAGATACTATAAAATACGCTATTGAAAACAATATATCTCCTGAAGATTATTTAAACAAAAGCAACTTACCAGAAGGATTTAATCAAGGAGGAGAAGTGGAAACAGAACAAGAAGATCAATCATTTTTATCAAAAGCTGCTTCAACAATTGGTGGTATATTAATTCCAAGAGCAGAAGCACTACCTCTACCTAAAAACTTTTTGTTAGGTGATGTTCCAAAGACTTTAAAAAAAACGGAAACTCTAAAACAAATAGCTCCACCTACTGAACGACTATTTGAAAAAAGATATAACATTATGGACGAAGCTGGTAATAAAGTTTTTCAAAGCAAAAGTTTACCAGATGCAGAACAAAAAGCTTTACAATTAGGCGAGGCAGAAGGTAAGCCTTTTGTAGTACAAGAAATAGAAGTACCTATTAAACAAAAAAAGAAAAACCTGACAACGAAACCAGGGACATCTTTAGTTCCAACTGTTACACCAGAATCAATTATTGGTGTAGGTAACAATAAATTATTTTACTCTGATCTAAATTCTATTATTAACACGGAAACAGGTAATTTAACAATTAAAGTAATCACTGCACCAGCAGAGTCAACAGCCATGTCAGCTAAAGACTGGCACGACTGGTTTAGATCTAGTGGTGTTAAAGAAGGGGAGTTGTATGACTCATACGTCAGATCTTACTTAAATAAAAAAGGTGGATTTAACAGAGAGACAGGACAGTTTACAAACGATCAAAAAATACCTTACGCAGAAATAAAAGAATTAGTGGATACATCACCCACCAATTATTTACAAACTGTGTCTTACAGTGATGAGGCAGGCACTTTAAAATATGGTGATTCTGGAAGACAATCGAATTACATTGATGGCACAAGAAAAGAAAGAGTATTATGGTTAGACTCTAATGATATAAGAGGTGACAGTGGTTCATTACCACCTCAGATCGCTAGATATGAGGGACATGGTAACATGAGAACTGTTACAAGTAGCTCTGACTTTTCTGTGCAATCCAACACACTTGGAGGAGAACCTTATGTGGTAGGTTGGTCATTAAGCAGTAATCGTATTGGAAAATTAAATAATAAAAATATTACCGTAAATGTAGCAGATGAAATACAATCTGATTTTTTACAAAAAGCAGCTTCTTTAAAATCAAACATTAAACAAGAAATTAGAAGATTTATAAATCAAACACAAAATCAACAAATTGGAAGAAATGAAGGACTAGAATTACTTTATAAAAAACTAGAAAACGTGTTTCGACCTATGCCAGCAACTTATGCTGAATTAAAAAAATCATTAGATAAACTAGTTAGAAGTGATGATATTTTTCAAGGTATTGCATCTATGGATTTAGATGACATGTCAAAAGCAACTTTTAAATCATTAGGAGAAGCATCAGCTATGAGAGATGAGGCACTTAAAACAATAAATCAATCAATTGATAATATAGATTTAAGAGACTTGTTTCCTAACATACCTTTCAAAGATCAAAAAGATTGGGTGGATGCAATAATTAAAAATGATGTATATCACGCTGCTAAAGCTAGATTCAGCTTTGATGAATCTGGAAAATTAGTAGTTAATAATGAAGCTCCTTCACATTATGCTGTGGCTCCAGCTAAAGCCGTAAAAGCATATCAAGGAGGAAGAGGTGTTGAAGTTTCACCAGATCCTGTGGGTGTTATATCAGATAGAAGAGATGGAAAAATGGTTGCATATGAAATGCAATACGGTGGTCCTAATTTAAATGATTATACAGGACAACACTTTACAAGTAATACAGAGGAAACTTTAAAAAAAATAGCAAGTATGAAAAATTCCAAATTAGAGGTAGGTAAAGTAGATTTTGGATATGCGGGAGAGGAAGTTGATACTTTTATGATTGAGTTGACACCAGACATGCTTTTACCATATAAAGCTTATAAAAAAGATGGAGGTCTCGTGAAAAAGAGTATATTATACACACCGATAGTTTCTGTAGATAAGTTGCTATCCCCTATAGGAGCCAGTAGATGGTAGAAAAACGAATACAAAACATAGAAGAACCATTACAAGTAGAAGGTGTAGGAGAAGAAATACAATTACCTCAACCTGAGAATACAAGTAAAGGTTATGAGATAATTGAGGAACAAGACGGAGGAGTCACTCTTGACTTTGATCCGTCACAAAAACAATCTGAAGGAGATTATTTTGCGAATATAGCAGAGTTTATGCAAGAGGATATGCTAGAAAAATTATCCTCTGACTTACAGAAAAATTTTGAAGATGATAAAAATTCCAGATCTGATTGGGAAAAAACTTACAAAGACGGACTAGATTTATTAGGATTTAAATACGAAGAAAGATCAAAACCTTTTGCAGGAGCTGCGGGTGTTACTCATCCTTTACTTGCAGAAGCGGTAACCCAGTTTCAAGCACAAGCTTACAAAGAATTACTACCACCAGGTGGACCTGTTAGAACAGAAATAATGGGAGCACCTAGTCTTGAGGTGGAGCAACAAGCAGAACGAATTAAAGCATTTATGAATTATCAAATTACTTGTGAGATGCAAGAGTTTGATCCAGAGCTTGATCAGTTATTATTTCACTTACCCCTAGCAGGATCTGCATTTAAAAAAGTTTACTACGATGGAACTCTTGAAAGAGCGGTATCTAAATTTGTACCCGCAGAAGATTTAGTAGTTCCATATTTTATTACTGATTTAGAATCTTGTGGCAGAATTACTCACATTGTTAAAATGAAGCACAATGATTTAAGAAAAAATCAAGTATCAGGATTTTATAGAGATATAGATATATCACCAAGCACAGCAAATCCTTCTGAAATAAAAGAAAAACAAGATGAGTTATCAGGTGTAGAACAAATTTCTTTTGCAGAAGAGGAACACAATATTCTAGAAATGCATGTTGATTTAGATTTACCTGGTTTTGAGGACATGGGAGTTGACAATAAGAAAACAGGAATCATGTTGCCTTACATTGTAACTCTTGACGAGGACTCTGGAGAAATTCTATCTATCTACAGAAACTGGAATCAAGGAGATGCTTCTAGAAAGAAAAAAGAATACTTTACACACTTCAAGTTTCTGCCAGGTCTAGGATTCTATGGCTTCGGTCTTATTCACATGCTAGGTGGTTTATCAAGAACAGCTACAGCAGCTCTACGTCAATTAGTAGATGCAGGAACACTATCTAACTTACCTGCTGGTTTCAAAGCTAGAGGTCTACGAATTAGGGATGATGATGAAGCAATCAATCCTGGCGAATGGAGAGATGTAGATGCACCAGGCGGTAATTTACGTGAGTCACTTATGCCCTTACCATACAAAGAACCTAGTGCAACGTTATTTCAATTATTAGGTTTTGTTGTAGACGCAGGTAGAAGATTTGCAGGTGTTGCAGATATGATGATGGGTGAAAATGCAGGAAGTCAACAACAGCCTGTAGGAACAACCATGGCTATCTTAGAGCGTGGCATGAAAGTTATGTCCGCTATTCACAAGAGATTACACTATGCACAAAAAACAGAATTTAAATTACTAGCAAAAGTATTTGCTGATTATCTACCAGAGAACTATCCTTATATGGTTTCAGGTGGAGAGCAGTCAATCAAAAAAACAGACTTTGATGAAAGAGTAGATGTAATACCTGTTTCAGATCCAAACATTTTCTCTATGGCACAAAGAGTAACGCTTGCTCAATCTCAATTACAATTAGCACAA